TACAAGGCCAACCTTCTTCCGTTTCACAATGGATTGCTCCGGTTCTATGAGTGACAGGTGCAAGGATGGACGCACCAAGATGGACCACACTCAGCACACTTTGAATAATATGCTTCGCTTCTTTGCAGAAAATGAGGAGGCAACCATATTTGTACAAGTCTCTGCGTTTGATGATAAAATTCATGAAATTATTCCTACTACTGAGGTCACTAAGGCCAACATTTCGGAGCTCGTTTTTGCAGTAAACAAAATGTATCCAATGCAGTCTACGAACATTGAGCTTGCACTCCAAGATGCAGCTAGCGCGATCAACACCCATTTATTTACGCATCCTGATCATGCTGTTAGCCATATTTTCATGACTGATGGTGATGCCACTGCTGGAAATACAAGCGCAGACTATTTGGCGACGCTTGTTTCTGTTAATGGATCCAATACCTTCATTGCATTTGGCCTAAGTCACAGCGTTGAAACGATGTTAAAGCTTGGTAGCGCAAATAAAAATAGTTCCAATTGGCTAATTGACCAACTTGAAAATGCCGGGCTTGTCTATGGAGAAATTTTGAACAATGAGCTCTTCAAGGTTCTTGACCAAGTTGAAATTGAGATGACTAACGGCGTTGTTTATGATTATAAAAAAGGTGAATTTGTTAATAAACTTTATATTGGAAATCTTATCACCGAAGTGAAAAAGGTATATCACGTCTTTGCGTTGGATGATGAGGTTTCTGCAAAAATTTCTGGTATAAAAGCACTTGAGTTGTTTAGCGATGTTGCGGATTGTTTGCCAAATCTTCAGGAGGAAGATAATATTGTGCCTTGTGATTTGACGGATCAGTATTTCCGACTTCGAACTCAGCAGTTTATGTTTGAGGCCAAAGATTTTGCTGTTGGGCTTTCTGATAGTCAGTTTTTATTTGGTCAAACGCCTATGCCTCGACTAGATGGCGGGTTGAAGCGTCAAAATGCTATTCCTAATTTTAATGATGAGGACGATTTCAGTGTAGCAGCAAGCAAAACTCCTGGTCCGCTTTGTTTGAAAAATCCACGTGAGCTTGAGGAAGAAGAAGAAGCAGTCCCCATTCAGACTCAAAGTCCAATGCAAATTTTTAGAAAGACTCTTGGCGACTTTTTGGAAATTATGAAAAAGTATATGAAAGATCAAAACAAAGAGGAGGATCCTTTAATGGTGGGCCTTTGTGATGACATCTATTTGACGATTCGTTCGCTTGGAACATTCAGACAAAAAATGTGTATTGCTGCAAGAGAGACTTCTCAAGGGCGTCAGCAGTGTTATAATGTAAGTGATTTTGATTTTGATTCTATTCCAATGGCTCCGCGCCCTCCTGTGGGTCATACCATGTCACGCGCTGCAACAAATGTTGCTTACCAAACCCCTTCTGCTATTAAGCTTATGCGCACTTGCAGCGCACCTATGAAATCTCATCGCGAGTCAGATGATGATGAGCAGGATCTCAATGCATAAATACAACTTTAGAAATATACTTTTAGAAAAAGTATAACAAAAAACAAAAAAACAAAAAAAGAAAACAAAAATAGAAAAATAATTTTACACCTTTTATTATTTAAAACGCCCATTTACTATTTTATTTATATTTTTGAATTATTACATATACTATCTGCATAGTCTTGACAACAACTACTACAAAAGATTCGTGTTTTCATCAAAGCAAACCATATTTTTTCACGTTTGTCATCATCATCTATCGGTAATGTTCCAAGTCTAATATATGAATATCCATATTCATCCCATTCTTGAGAAAACACTTTATTACAATTTTTACCAGAACATATAATTCTTGGTATGGTATTATTCATAATAAATTTATATAAAGATGTCTTTATATAAATTTGGGCGTTTTAAATGAGAAAAGGTGTAAAAACTATAAAAAATTATTTTTTTTTTAAGGTTGTGGGTTCTCTATCAAGGACGCAAAAGAATGTATTGTATTTGATATAGCGCTCGATACATTTGGTTTATTTAAAACACTTGACAACGAACTTGTTAATCTTGATAAAGCATTGTTAATATTTTGTTGATTGGTTGAAGATACAGACGTGGTACTTGCTGGGGTGGATTGAGTTGTTGTTGCTGGTATCGCGGTTGAAGTAGTTGATGATGTATTTGTTGTTATTCCAGTGTTAGGAAATAATGTATCTAGTTCGCTTTTTAATTCATTTAATAATGGAAATGAATTTGTCTCGGTGTTTGTATTTGTAGTTGCACTCGATGATGAACTTTGAAGACCCCATAAGCTTCTCCAAATTGGACTTGGGTCCTTTGATGTTAGAGAGAAAGGGCATGTATATTTTGGTGGTGAGTTAACTCCGGCGCATGGATCGCATGGAGAATTTATAAAACGAAACCCCGGTAATAAGCCTGGAAGTTTATTATAGTCTAATGTGGTTGTTTTTTTCTTGTGAGCACCTGTAATTCCATCATTTCCCATATTTTCTGTTAGTTGCAAAACAACATTATTATTTGAGTCTATTCCACAACGGATTAGATTATTATTTTTTGTTATTAAACCGCTATCAATTCCATATGTACCTGAACCATCATTTTCATTTGCATTTGTAGCTGCTGAATACGCGCCTCTCAATAAAAATTGACCTTCTGCCGCACTCCACGATAACATTTCTCTAATGATGGTTTGATTATATATTGTTCGCGCTTGTTCCATTGCTCCTGATGGGCTAGTTTTTAACATAGTATTACTTTTTACTGCGTCCATATAAAGTTTCTTTGTTTCATCATCCCAAGGCCATTTTCCAGTTTCTAATAAAGTTTTTACTTCTGCTTCTGTTGCTTGTTGCTGTATTACATCAACATCAAAAATTAAATTAGGATTTTTTGTTTGTTCATAATTCAAAAAATTTTGGATTGTTTGAGTTGACCATCTTGTTGATATGAAACCTTCAGTTTTTGCTGCACTTTTCATAAAACTGGATCCAAAGTAGAAATATAGTCCAATAAGTAGTACTAATAAAATTAATAAATAAGGTAGGTATTTTTTATTTTCAAACATTTGGATTTATATTATATCTATTTATTTTTTTTACTTTTATTTTAGTTCTTTTAAATCTTGAAAGGATATGTAGCATTCTTAGTCCGATACCCTTCTTTTTTTTTTACTACGTAATGAGAGAATTTAAATAATACAATAAACAAAATGATTAGACCTATTGCTACTGGTACATTTTTTATTCCTACTAAAATGATTGTAACTAATAAAATAATGTTTCCTAAAATTGTGTTGAATAATGATGCTACTAAACCTGGAACTGCATAAAGAATTAACCATGATGCAATAAGTATTGCAAGAAGACCAACTAATGCCATAAATGCATGTTTGTTATCAAACAATTTATTTATAGAAATCTTTTCCATATATAAATTAATTATATTTTAAAAACAACTTTTTCCAAAAGTTGTTTATCGGCCACTTGAACCAAATCCACCCGCACCTCTTTCGGTTTCTCCTAATTCTTCTTCATTATTTACCAACTCAACATAAATTGGAATTAATCCTGGGGCGCATATTTGAAGCAATCTATCAAATTTATTAACAACAAAATTTTGACGTGCATCAAATTTTCCCATAAGTCTTCCACGATATCCGGAATCAATTATTCCTACAGAATTTGCCAAACGCAGCGGCGTATTTGAAATACTTGATCTTGGATACATATAGTATCCTGTATTTCTTGTAGGTGCAAAACTGCTGATTATTTGTGCGCTGCATTTCACTTGCATATCTACTCTGGCTGTTTGATCTGATGGACAGATTATTTCTTCTGGTACAAAAAGATCGAATCCTGCGTCGATGTGTTGATTATTTGGATTCAAAAGCTTATTATTATGGTTATTAATTGCATTTACATATCTATCAGTTAATGAATTGTCATTAGACTCTATAAAAAGCTGAAGATGCATAAATGTGGGATGAATATTTCGCAAAATATTTAATGTGCTTTGAGTTGAGTTTAAAGTCATAGTTATTATTATATGTTTATACAATAACAACTTTTTAATACGTTTTATTTATTGTTTTATTACGCTGATACAATATTTTTAATTACTTGGGCTGCACTTACTTGTTTAAAATTGGCAGGGGTACCAAATGCTGATGGGGATTTTATATACCAATCGGGAGGAGAGAGATAATAAGGGAATGTTGTTCCGCAACTATTTCCTACATTTACGTTTCCTGTTCCACCACTTTGTATTCCTGTTCCAGTTGATGTTGCATAAGGAAAAGGTTTTTGAGCACCTTGAGGATTTTGACATTGTCTTTGAATTTGCAAAGTATAAGTACTCGAATCTTGAGAATTCTTTGTGTATTTTGTATAAGGAGCATTTCTTGCCATATCATCATATTTGAATTGTGCTGTAGAGGTTTGGCAAAGGGTGGGACCTCCGCGTTTGATATTACCCACATATTTATCTGAGTTATTTACATCTATTACGCAAGTATTAGCAGCAGAAAGGGATTGTAAATAGTTGCCTTGACTTGCAGTATCTGTTTGGTTACCTGTATAGTTAGGTTGAACCCAATAGTTAGGATATTGACCATTATAAGCCCATCTATATTTCTTTGCAAGCATTCCTTTTGTCGATAACACGCTTTGTTTTATATAGTCAGCTTGAGTTCCCAAAACATAAACGCGATTTACGTTGTAAACGGGTTCAGGTTGAGCATAACGTCCTCTAATTCCTCCGCTACCATAAGGGTATTGGCCGTGCATAGGTGTGCCATTTGTTGACATTGCGTAACTTTTTCCAACATATCCTACATTTCTATGACCACCATTTAGAGAGAAACCTTCTGGACCAAATGCTGTCTTGTATGTTAATTTTAGACTTTTGTTTGTGTGGCCAAAAGGACCTTGAGTTAACCAAATGCCTCCTGGAGGTTTTCCTGAAACTTTTGTACCATGGCTTGAAATGATTGATTTTTTTTTGAATGTAGCTAATGACATTATTTATATATTATACTTTTAAAAAAAGTTTGGCTTTCGGTTTTCAAAATCTTTATCCATATATCGTAAAATTTCCCAGTATAGTTTTGTATACTTTATTTGTTCCAACTTTCTCTCGTGATCATTTTCTCCAAAGTCTGAAAAAAGGCAATATAATCCTAAACAACCCAAGCTATAATAAATACATTTGGAGTTTACTTTTGATGGAAGTGTGCATAATTTTTTTATTTCTGGGTCTAAAAAAGGTAATTTTAAATCAAAAGGAGTTATAAACGTTATTGATTTATTTTCTATTGTCATTAAATCATCTATGTTGATATGTATAAAAATTTTTTGCGAGTTTTTTGTAATTACTAGTATCTTGTCTAGAGAGAAATTAAAAAAAGTATGATTTAAGTTTTCTAAATGATGTATTTGACTACTTAAAGAATTCAGTAGTTGACTTGTTTCATCATAATTTAGTTTGGCTATGTTTCTCTCTTTTTTATATTTTTCAAGAAGAGTTTCTAATGTGGTTATGTTGGTTGCGTTAAAATTTATCTTATTAAAGTTTGGTGTTATTGTTGTTCCTGCGCCTAATAATTTTGATTGCAATAGAGCTTTCAAAAGTATTTGATTTTTGGTGTTTGAATTTTTAAATTCAATGCTATATGAATATTTTCCTTTTTCTATTATCTCCATTTCCACCTTTACAAAAGGTGGAGCCAAATGTTTTTGAATGATTACGAATTTTATTTTTTAAAAAAGTTGTTGTTGAGTCACTAGTTCTTGTGCCATCATGCCCAAAATACCAATCATTGCTAATCTTCCATTATTTAGTTCCTTATCCATTTGATCTCCTAATGTTGCATCATTTACTCCAAAGGTTAACCCAAAATCACCAGGTTGATAGTCCTCTTTCAAAGCAAAAGGCTTAGTAAGAGGATTTTCCCAACCACGAACCATGGAACCAAATTCACTAATAAACATAAAAGAAAGACCCAATCCAACAAACTCCGGATGATCTTGAAAAAAATTAATTCCAAGATTATCAGAAAATTGTTCTGTTAAAGGTAACAAAATAGACCCAACCATTGCGAGTCTCCCGTGTTTAAGCTCAGCTTCACGTAGAAATGCAGGTTGAACGTCTTTTGCCACAACATATTGATCAAATAAATCTACATTTTCCAATGGGGCAGTAGCTCTGCGAATCATAGGTTTATTGGGAGAATTTAATGCCGAGGCAGATGAAAAAAGAAAAAGGACAAAGGAAAGTAGGCGAAACATTGTATACACTTAATACGTTTAAACTTTTAAGTCGTTTACACTATAAGATTTAAAAGAGGAGAATGTGCTGTTCAATATATTCACTTGCATCGAAATAGTTATTAAATGATGTGCCATATTGGTATTTGCTATTTTTTACTGGAATTGATACATGTACTTCTGTTTTTGTCAACTTAATTTCAAAATAGTCTGTTTCATTTCCTGGTTTGGTGTATACTATATGATCAAATTCATTTTTAATAATTTTCCATCCGTGCGATGAAAATAGATCTTCTAGTTGAGAAAATCCACGATTTTTTAATTTAATGCACGCTTCTTCATTTGAAAAATTATCCATGTTCATCTTGCTTCTATATATATTTATTAATATAACTCTAAACTTTTTTAATTTTATTATTATTAGTTTTTGAATAAATTGACTTAAAACATATTTTTAATAATCTATTAAAATGGAATCTAATCCTGTTTCATCCTCTGTTTCACAAGAGCAACCACAACCTCAAAAGGTTCTTTTAACAAGTGTTGAAGTTACTGACGAAAATGTTGCATTGAATTTGATCGTCTCTTTTCTTGGATTGGCTCAAAAGCGTGGAGCTTTTACTATTGATGAATCTGCCAAGATTTGGGAGTGTGTCAAGAAGTTCCAGAAGTAAATACGGGGGTACCCCCCGTTTAACGCAGTAAAAACCCCAACTTCGCTCTAATAAGTAACTGAAAATATGTATAATAAAAATTATATATATTTTGCTCCACTTTTTCTAAAAGTGGATATTCGCTCCTGACAGGGCTCGAACCTGCGACCTAACGGTTAACAGCCGTTTGCTCTACCTACTGAGCTACAGAAGCATTTGTTTTGTTATACTTTTCCAAAAAGTATAATGCTTGTTCCATTGGTTTACTTAAAATGTAATTTTAAATTATTGCTGTATGGAACAAATATTGGTTTTGTATTACCTAGTAAGGGGCTCGAACCCTTGACCATATGCTTAAAAGGCATACACTCTACCGACTGAGTTAACCAGGTTTGTTTTACTTTTCCGAACCCTATAATTTTTGTAAAAGGTCCCAGCGGGATTTGAACCCACGATAGCAGATTCAAAGTCTGCGGTGCTAACCACTACACTATGGGACCACAAAAAAAATAAATAAAAACAATCAGTTGTTTTTATTTTTCCACACCCATTACCACCTTTACAACTTTTAAAAAGTTGTGCAAATGGAAAAAAATAAAATAAGGCTCAAACCTTTATGGCACATACATCCCTCAGTGTACGCCATATTTACGCTTCTTTAAAAGAAACGTTTAATACTTATGATTATAAGTTAAGTTTAGTTGCTGTAATGGAATCTTTATGCTCCACTTTTCTAAAAAGTGGAAATGCTGATTCCTTTATGAGCATTTTGCTCATTTACATCCGCTTCTTCTTCTTTCCCCGCTGGCACCAGTTTGCTTGTTCCTTTTTTTCGGCGTCGCCCAAAAAGGCGTTATAATTTTGCGTGTTCGCACAACTTTCCTCAAAGTTGTATTGCTGTATGGAACTCAGGAAACCTAGGTTTCCCGAACCCTTCCTAAATAAAGGGTTATGTATTTTGCGCTACTTTTTCTAAAAGTAGCAATACTCATTAATATAAATTTTAGGTTTTCTTGCTGTAATGGAATCGTTCTTCAATCGTACGCTGATTCCTTATTTGCTAGTTCCGATTTTTGCATTCTTAATTTGCGTTTGTTTGCTGTATGGAACGGGTGTATCACACTATACTTAGTTGGGTTATCTTTAAGCGGTTTTACAATATAAATACAACTTTTTTAAAGTTGTTAGTTGCATCCAGAGGGGTTCGAACCCTCGCATCTTTCGATAGTGGGTCTTAAGTCCACCGCCTTAGACCACTCGGCCATGAATGCATTCCACTTTTAGAAAAAGTGGAGCAAAAAATTTGTCCACTTATTTTGCACCACTTTTCTAAAGTTTTATTGCTAGTTCCATTTTTGCATTCATAATTTGCGTTTGTTTGCTGTACGGAACTTATTTTTATAGTTTGGCTCAACCTTTCTCAAAGGTTGAAATAGACCTGGTGGGGATTGAACCCACGACATTTTGCTTATAAGACAACTATGCAAACCACTACATCACAGGTCCATTTCCTAATTCTACGTCATAATGCAATAACTCATACCTTTTTACAAATGAAAAAATATAAGAATCGTCATTTCTAAAATAATGTAATAATAAATGCAAATTCTTACCTAAATCCACATCATATGTACTACCATGTTCATCTACATTTTTTTCTGTTATATTTTTTTTATATGTTATCCTGTATCTGTAGTCATCTCTTGGGATGATATTTACTGCTATACCTTTTCTTATTTTAAAATGTTTATCATATTCTAAAATATTATTTTTTAGTTCTGTTGGAAGTTTGGATGCCCATATGGAAAAATCCATATATATCAAGCATTACATTATTTTCTCATTACTACGATTTCACATTTTGCTTGCATCATATTATCTTTATTATTATTTGCACAACTTTGAAAAAGTTGTATAGCTGTTAGATGCATTTTATCATTCACATAGTATAAGGTCGCGATCTCTTTAAGTTGTTTTATTATACTTTTTAAAAATGTATTTAAGGAAGCTTTTCTTTTTTTTTATACTTTTTCTAAAAGTATAATATATATGATTTTTGGTAACAGAATTCCATATGAATATTTTTTGACTAAAGGTGCTGGCGAATCTAACGTCGGCTCCAAAGGTTTGCCATATGAAACTGGCTCATATGATCAAGCATTAACTATTGCTGGCATTCAAAATGCTAATGTTATTGAATATACTAGTGTTATTCCGACTGGAGCTAAAGAAATTTCGAGAGAAGAAGGTCTTGCACGCATTCAATGGGGAGAAGTTATGGAATGTATTAAAGCACAAGCTAATGGACCTAAAGGGTCCTTTATTAGTGCTGCTGTTATGACCACTTCTGTTTACGATCCTTCGGGAAAATATTTAGGAGGTTTTGCTTGCGAATATTCTGGATCTGGCGATCAAAAAGCCTGTGAAAAAAGTTTGACTGAATCTATTGCTGGAATCATTGAGAGAAGAGGTTTTGGTTCTATTGTTGGCGAATGCAAAATGTATAGCAATAATGTTACTGATAAAGGTTACAAATTTCATCCTGGGACTAAATTTGTTTATGATTCATTGCGTGTTAAAGAGCATCATGGATCTGTTCTTGCTGCTATTTGTTTTGTTTCTTACCATTATCAACCTTTAAAAAAGGTTGAGCCAAAATCTAAAGCTAAAACTAGAAAATACAGAAAATAGGTTATTTTTTAGCTCTGAATGCATGCGCAAATATTCCCACCGCAATTATACCAAGCACTAAACCTGTATGGTAATACACTTGCATACCTCTATACATTTGCAACCATGCTTTTGTTTGATCAGGAGTTGTAATATAATCCAACATCCATTTCTTTTTGGGAGAGAGAATATAGTAGAAATAATTCGTCACAAAGCTTGTCGCTAAAACTAAACAAATCATTGACATTGTTGATAACATTTTGTGCTCTGAATATACATTTGTTCCAATGATGACGAGAGAAAGAATAAAACCTAGAACATAACCTTGATAGTAAATTCTTGTTCTCTCGTTTGTTATTTCTTCATATGTTTTTTGCAAATTTTCTGGAAGCTGGGATTTATATTTTAAAATGATTTGACTTTTTGCTACAGCATAATTCATATATATCATTCCTATAAGGAATACTGCGGATATTGAACAACTTATAGTACATGGCGCCATTATATTATTTGCACAGATATAAATTTGTGTATATAATATATAATAAAAATGGGTAAACAACAGAAAAAGAAAAAAAATGGAACAAAAAGAAAGGTTAAGGGAGGATTAAAACAAAAAAATCCTGAGTTAACTAGTTGGCAAGCTGTTTATAAAATGATTAGTAATCCTGCATCCACATTAACCAAAATTGCGTATAGTTCTTTAAAAGGGTATATATTCAAATTAGATGTACCACCTAGTCCAGAAAATTCAGAATTTTATGGTTTAAATGCAGCCGGCACGGATTTCAATGTGCCAATTTATAGTTTGATTTTTAAATTTGCTATTATTTCCAAAAACGGGGATGAAGAATTACCAGAATTTTCTTTTCCTGGAGAACTAGACGAAAATGGTGATCAAATATATTATTCTAAGGCTACTGAAAATTTAAATGATTTTAAAGTTGAGTCTAATATTCAACAGTCAATTTATTTAAAAACTATTAATCCTTCTGGCAAACCTATTTGCCTTGCTGTTGCTGACTTTTCATATTTTAATAAAGATTCTGCATTCATTTTATTGGGGCATCTTCGTGCAAAGCAAGGAAATAGCCCAAAAGTAATGCGAATGCTTGAGTATTTAAAGTTTAATGTAACTGGAAATAAACAATTAGGAATGATCACAATGGAATTGGCAAATAGCGATTTTAAAGAGTTAAATGATTTGAAATCAAATCCGCCTGTTTTTAAAAGTGATTGCAATAGTGCTTTAGCACAAATTTTAATTTTATTTTTAAAACTTAAAATACTTAATTACGATAGTCACGCAGGAAATGTTCTTGGAAAAGAAGACGGAACTAAAACTTTTTTAATTGATTTCGGAAGAACTTTGAATTTTACTAATCGTAACCCTTTCCCAAGTGAAGGTTCTGAAATAATTCAGCAATACAATGCTATTACTCGCGGAAATTACGATGCGGATAAAAGAGAAGTGTTATCTTTTGGAGTTACTGATTTGTATGTCAGCGGAAGAACAACTGAGGACGAAGTTATAGATAGAATGCAAAAAATTGTTAAATTTATGGCATATATTGATTATTGCACAAATACTACTTATTTTGATATGAGCAAAATGGATAGAGCACAGCTTATTACCTTTTTGCGATACTTGTATGGACCAGAATTTAGTGATAAGTGGACTAAAAGACGACCTGATTTTACACTTACAAGTGGGGCAAGAACCGCATATGCTTCATTAATACCAACAATTCGATCTCTTACTGAAGCACCATTAGTTGCTACAAATCGTTTAAGTGATAACGCTATTCAAGGAATGATTCAAAGTGGTAAATTATTTTCTATTAAGGCAGGAGTTTCATATGATAGAAATGATGTTTCTAGTTGGTCTATTCCTGATGTTCTTAGTTCTGCTTCAACAGGCAGGGCTGCAGACTTTAGCCCTGCACCTATTAATGTTGGGTTGAGACAAAGACCGGCACGTGCTTCTGTACAAATACAAGATGATGAAGAAGAATGTGACCCTGTTAAAGAAACTTGTTGCGATAAAGTAACTGGATTTTGCAAAAAAATGATTGGTCTTGGTGGAAGAAGAACTAAAAGACGTGGTAGCAAAAAACGTTTCGCAAAAACTAAAAAAGGATCAAGAAAATAGATTCTTTACAACAATAATATAAAAATATCAGTTTATATTATTAAATGGATATTTGCAGTAAAATTTCTAGTTTTTTTCATGCGTGTTTAGCTACAAATACTAGTGCCGTTATTGTTAGAAATTCAGATATGGATAACTCTATTCATAATGATGAATTTTTATCTGAACATAATCTTTGTAATTCCTGTGAAACAGATCTAGATCTTTCTGAAAAACTTGAAGAAATTATACAAATATTGGAAGAGGTAAAGAATGATGATGATGAGGATGAAAATGTTTTTTATGATGAAGCATACGAAGATAAAGAAAAAGAAAATAATAGCGGTAAATTTTCTCTCATTTAATTTTTTGGTTTTTAAATTTTTATGAATTTTAGTTTTGAAGAGTCGGTGTTTACTTGACCAATAATGCGCGTTGATTCAACATTTTCTATTTGTGTATAAATTATGTCGCATTTTGGTGTGGATTTAGACTTTGAATGACTTTTACACAAACAGGCACAACGTTTTATTACTTGCAAAGGAATTTCTTTTATTTTGCAAGTAGTTTTTAAAATTACATGACTTGATGGGGAATTTGCCACATGGAACCAAACATTTTCAGGATCTGACGTATTTACCAGCTCTGCGTTTTCTTCTCGACTTTGACCAACGAGGATGGTGTATTCTTGATTTTGAAATATGAAAACTTCTTCCTTCATTTTTGGGATTTAGGTGGATTTGTTTGAGAGAAATAAATTTCTATTTTCACAATTCAATTTTATCCACTTTATCCACTTTTAGAAAAAGTAGAGCAAAAAATGTGGAATTCAAAAAATTATAATTTTATTTTGGCTCTACCTTTCTCAAAGGTAGAATTTAATAAGTGGAATATATATATGAAGTTTAACACTTGGTACGATTATTTTGTGGTTTTCATAATTATTATTAAAATTCTTTTTGTTCTTCTTTCTGCTTCTCTCCTTTATCTAAAAATTAAAGATAATGGGAAACCTGAATCTGAAACCATGAAAAACATTTCTTATTGGAAAGAACGCGTTGAATTTGTATTCATTGCTAATATGTCTATCTTATTGGCTTATCTCTTTTACCCTCGTAGAGAGAAACCTATTCCTATTGACAATGAAGCTAGAATTTTATTATATGTTTATGGTCTTGTTATTTTATTAACTGCTAAATGGGACTTATTTATTAAAGAAAGTAAATGGTTTTACTATCTTCAAAGAATATTTGGTGGAAATTATTATAAAAAATATTACTCTGAAGAGGAACATGATGCAATGAAAAAGCAGGCTGAAATTAATAAAAATATTCAAAAGTCTGAAAATATGAGAAATTTGCAGGACTTTCCCAATATGCAGAATTTTTCCAAAAGTAATGCTGAGTATCAAAAGTATTACACGTTAATTTATCCACCCGATACAATTGGTCAATTTGGATACAACTCTCTCGAAGTTGCGGATTCTGCGTCAAATTTTTCTAATAGATTTCCACCTAGATCGTGCATCTAAATTAAATATT